CATCCTGATCAAGTCAAGTGGCTACAAGGTCGAGGATTACGCGCAGGGTCAGCCGGTCGAGCATGAGACGATCCGCTTTATGTCCATCGACCGTCAGCAGGATCACTGGTGGGCTGAGATCGGGGCTTTCAGTTCGTCTACCGGCCCACGCTACCGGCAGCTTTATTTCGGTCGGGTCGAGACTCGCGATCAACTGCGTGCGCTGCAAATACGTTATAAGGTCGCGGATGCTTGCACGACGCAAGATCGTGGCTATCGACCAGCAGAAGTTGACCGCGATTGCGCTGAGTTCGGTTGGCGCGGGATGCGTGGTCACGGTCGCAAGACTTGGACCATGCGCGATGAGAACAGCGGGACGCTGATTAACTTCCCGCACTCCGAGCCTCGGATCAGCGACTATCGAGGCGGCGACGTTTATTACTATGACTGGTCGGGTGATTATTTTAAGGACGTTTTACAGATCGCGCTGGAAGGCAAAGGCGACCTGCGCTGGGAATTGCCGGACGATGTGAACGCGCTTTACTTAGAACACCTGCGCGGCGAGTCCAAGATTGAGATCAGGACAGGCGTGTTTGAATGGCGTGAGGTAAAAAGCAACGCACCGAATCACGGTCTAGATACTAGCGCGGCAATGCTATGTATGGCGACCATTGCTGGCATCATTCGTTTCACACCATCAACAGTATCTGTCTAATTTGACACGCCGTGCGTTATTGCATGGCACTCGACAATCCTTTCATCGGTATTGAGCAAGCGACTTTGCTCGCGTTAAAAACCAAAGTGGTCTCCGCAATCGAGGCTTGCTTGCTCAATCAGAGCTACTCGCTGAACGGTAAAAGCGTGTCGCGTGCCGACTTAGGTCGCCTCAATGAAATGTTAGGTCAGTTGCAGGGCGCTATTGACGAAGGCAACGGAAGCACCGATACAGTTACCTTCGCGAGCTTTAACGGTCTATAAAACATGGAAAACTTCGACGCTTCAAAAGTCCTGCAAAATCGTCCTTGGATTGAGCGTGCGCTGGATAATGTCGCGCCGCAATGGTCGCTCAAGCGTTTAGAGGCTCGCGTGAGCAAGGCGTTGTTTGAATATAACGCATCGCAAAGCTCGCGCATATACCAGCCTAAGACGATGGGTTTGCCGTCCGAGTCTAGCCAGACGCAGCGCAGTCGAATCGTAATGATGTGGGAAGCTCGCGATCTGGTCGAGAATCTGCCGGAGGCGCGGGAGGTCAGTCGCAAGTTTGGCAACTATTTAACGCCGCACGAGTATTCTCCGGCGACAGGTGACCGAGGTTACAACGCAACGATTAGCGAATACTTCCACGCTTGGTGCAAACGCGCTGATGTAACTGGTCGGCATTCGTTTAAGAAGCTCGTGCAGCTTGCAGCCGAGGAGCGTCCAGTTGACGGCGATTGCGGATTCGTGATCCGGCGCGTAGGCGAGGAACTCAAGTTGCAACTCGTGCCAAGCACGCGCATTGGCAATCCAAACAATTCTGGACTTGATGCAGAAAACTATACCCAAGGAATTATCACAAATGAATATGGTCAACCGATTGCTTACCGCATTTTTAGAGTCGATAAAAACGGCGTTTACTTCGGCGCGGAAGATATTCCAGCGGCGCAGTTTTGCCATTACTTCGACCCTTTCCGAGTCGATCAGTATCGAGGAGTCACCGATTTCCACGCGGCCATCAGGACGGCGCGTAGCCTCTACGAAATCCTTGAAGCCGAAAAAGCGGGTGTCCGCTTCGCTTCGCAGCAAGCTGCTTTAGTATTCACGGATCGAGGCACGGCGAATCCGCGTAACTTATTTCAGCCGAGTCCGGCGGTTACATTGCCAAGCGGTCAAGCGCAGAAAAACGAACTCAGCGAGGTTGGGACGATTCGTTATTTCGGTAACGCAGACAAGATCGAGGTGATGCCGTCGAGACCTTCGCAAGCGTTTGCTGGCTTTGTTCAGCACTTGATGCACGAGATCGCGCTCGGTGTTGGCGTGCCGGAAGGTGTTTTATTCGGAACGCAAGACTACAAGGGGCCAAGCGTTCGCGCAGAATTTGCGGCAGCGGATCGCGTGTTCACGCGGCATCAAGGCGTGCTAGTCGATAAGGTTCTTGATCCGATCAAGGACGCGGTGATTCTAGACGCGATTGCACGCAACGAGATCGCGCCACCAAAGTTGCTGGCTGGCGAGACGATGGTGCAAGCCTTGCGCCGAGCAACGATGGGCGAGTGGCGTTTCCCTGCCAAGCTCTCGATTGATGTCGGTCGCGAGTCTGCGGCGAACATGAACGAGAATCGTCAAGGCGCGAAGTCGCTGCAAGAGATCGCGGCTGAAGAAGGCACGGATGCTTTTGCGCGGTTGGAACAGATCGCAATCGAGGCGAGCTTTGTCAAAGAACTTTCTACGAAATACGAAGTGCCGGAGACCTCGATCCGGCTTGTCACCAACTCACTTCCATCGACTCCGGCAGCGGCAGCGGCAGCGGGTGAGAACGTCGGTGCGGCAGCGGCAGACGCGCAAGCGGTTACAGGCGGCGGCGGTGCAGCAGGTGATGCCGTTCCGAGCGACGTTTCTGGGGCTGAAGCGTTCCCAGATATTTCCGCGCAGATCGCGCCATTGAACGGCGCTCAAATTGCGGCGGTGCTGGCGATTATTGAAAATCTACGCAAGGGCGATCTGACTCCAGAATCCGCGCAGTCGCTTATGATCTCGGCGGGTATGGCGAAAGAATCGGCTCAGTCAGTTTCAGCCAGCGTTGCGAAGCTGCCGAAGAAGGATGCGGCACTTGAAGCGGATCACGTCACGATTAACTTCGCCGACGGCACTTACATTCCGACGAACGCGATTGCAGAGAACGCGAGGCAAGCACTCAAGGTGCGTGATACTAAGCCAGCGTCACAACGCGGCATGACCTCGGTTGGCTTGGCTCGCGCTCGCGATCTGATGAATAAGCGCCCTCAGTCCGAGGACACGGTGCGGCGCATGAAAGCGTTTTTCGACCGGCACGAGGCTGACAAGCAGGGCGAGACTTGGGACGAAAAAGGCAAGGGCTGGCAAGCGTGGAACGGCTGGGGTGGCGACGAGGGTTACGTCTGGGCGACCTCAATCGTAGAGCGTTTGAACAAGCAAGCTGACGCGCAGAAAATCAATGCGGCATCCGCAGAGGTGCGGCAGACGTTCGCGGCAATTACACCACCAGCACCAGAGGAGTGGCTGGACGCCGTGCAGAATTATCGCAGCAAGCAAAATCTGCGAGTCGATGAAATCAAGGCTAGCATCATTGGTGAAAAATCAATCATCGAACTTACCAAAATAACATGATCCACACGCAGACTCAAATCGACAACCTAATCGAGCTGGCAATCATCCAGCGCGTTGAACTACGCAAACTCGTTGAGTCGTTGCCGGAGCTTCGCACGCATCTCTCGGTCGAGATCGAGCGTAATCTAAATGAGATTGAGCCAGCGATGCGCGAGGAGTTGCAGGCTTATTTACTGACCGCATCACAGAGCGAACACGCTATTCTTGGCAACTCGCTCAAGCAAAAGATTGCGGAACTTGCAGTCAGCTTAGAGGACACGACCGCGCAGAAGTATTCGGTGTTGATGAACGAGCGTGCGGAGAATGATCGACTGCTGATCAAGGCAGAGGCACGGATCGCAGAGGCTGCGATTGCTTTACCTTCAGCGGTCAAAGAGATCGTCCTCGATGAGCTTTCGCGTTTCCCGCGAGCGAATCAAATCGACCAACTGCGAAAAGAATTTGCGGAGCCAGCGAGCTTGAATCCTCGCGGCAAGTGGCAGATCGGCGAGACGTATAACAAGCTCGATCTCGTTTCAATTAACGGCAACAGCTTCATCGCGAACGAGACGACCACGGAAAAGCCGACGATGAACTCGACGGCGTGGACGCTTAACTCGTCGAAGGGTGGTGTTGGTGCTGGCATCACTTCGATCACGGAACTTACTGGAACTCCAAGCAACGGAGAAACTCTGATCGGTAACGGTCAAGATTACGTCAAGTCGACGCTGACTGCCGGTAACGGTATATCTATCACGAATGGGGCTGGCTCGATTACGGTTACGGCAACTGGCGGCGTAAACTTTCAAGGCTCTTGGAACGCATCGACAAACACACCGACACTCACATCGAGCGTCGGCACGACTGGCTTTTTCTATATCGTCAGCGTTGCGGGTTCAACGAATCTCAACGGTATAACCGACTGGGAAATTGGGGACTGGGCGATCTTCGGCACTAGCACTTGGACGAAAGTCGATAACACCGATAAGGTTTCAAGCGTGTTCGGTCGCGTCGGTTCCGTCGTCGGAGTTTCCACGGATTACTCTGCCGTCGGCATCACAAACACAGCGATTGGCGCGAGCAATCCTTCGACCGTTGCTGCGACCACGATCAGCGCAACGTCAACAATTTCAGCGACTGGCGCGGTGACTGGCTCGAATCTTTCCGGCACGAATACTGGCGACCAAACAAATATCACCGGCAATGCGGCGACTGCTACCGCGTTGCAGACTGCGCGTGCAATCAATGGCGTGAGCTTCGACGGCACATCAGCGATCACGGTGACGGCGGCTGGTTCTACTCTCTCGGACACCGTTCCGATTACAAAGGGCGGCACAGGTCAGATCACGGCGCAAGCTGCGCTCAATGCTTTGTTGCCCAGTCAAGTTGGTGCAACCGGCAAGAATCTGCAAAGCGATGGAACCAATGTTAGCTTTGTTGCTGATGCTGGCGGCACGGTGACATCGGTTTCTGTCAGCACGGCTAACGGCGTGTCTGGAACCGTAGCGACTTCAACTACGACTCCGGCAATCAGTCTGACGCTTGGTGCGATCACGCCGACGAGCGTTGCTGCAAGCGGTTCCGTTACCGGCTCAAATCTTAGCGGGACAAATACTGGTGACCAGACGATCACGCTGACAGGCGATGTTACCGGCAGCGGCACAGGCAGTTTCGTTACTGCGATTGGCAGCGGCGTCATCGTTGATGCCGACGTAAACGCAAGCGCAGCGATTGCTTACAGCAAACTCAATCTGGCGACGAGCATCGTCAACGCCGACATCAGCGCGAGCGCGGCCATCGTAGACACAAAACTCGCGACGATCTCGACTGCATCAAAGGTCAGCAATTCAGCGACGACGGCGGCGAGCGCAAACACCGCATCCGCAATCGTTGCTCGTGATGCGTCCGGCAACTTTAGCGCTGGAACAATTTCAGCGGATCTCACAGGCAACGTAACTGGCAACGTCAGCGGATCATCCGGCAGCACAACTGGCAACGCGGCAACCGCGACGGCTCTCGCGACAGGTCGCACAATCGCGATCACAGGCGATCTGGCTTATACCTCACCGAGCTTCGACGGCACGGCTAACGTCACGGCGGCAGGAACTCTCGCGACCGTAGCCACAGCGGGGACGACAGGCGGCAGCACGGCAATTCCAGTCGTAACTATCAACGCCAAGGGCTTGACGACCTCGATCACGACTGCGGCGGTCATTGCTCCTGCTGGCACACTAACCGGCAACACGCTGGCATCAGGCGTCACGGCATCATCGCTGACCTCACTAGGCACGATTGCGAATCTAGCGGTCACGGCTGGCACGATCTCAGGAACACCGAGCGCATCGACTGACATTGCGAATAAACTTTACGTCGATACCGTCGCGCAAGGTCTAGACGCGAAGGCGAGTTGCGTGGCCGCAACGACGGCTGACATCACGCTCAGTGGGACGCAGACGATTGACGGTATTGCAATTATTGCAGGCAACCGCGTGCTGGTTAAGAATCAAACGCTCTCGCAGAACAACGGTATTTACCTCTGCGCTGCTGGTTCGTGGACGCGCACGACCGACGCGGATACTTGGGACGAGCTTACCTCGGCTTTCACGTTTATTGAGACAGGCACAGTCAACGCCGACACAGGCTACGTCTGCACGGCGAACGCTGGTGGCACGCTAGGCACGACGGCATTACCTTGGTCACAGTTTAGCGGCGCGGGATCATACACGGCATCGACTGGGCTTACGCTGACAGGCACGGTGTTCTCGCTCACGGCTCCTGTCACGGTTGCATTAGGCGGCACGAACGCGACCAGCGCAGGGATCGCGGCGTTTAATAATATATCTGGCTTCACGGCTGCGGGTGCGACAGGCACGACCTCGACCAATTTAGTATTCTCGACCTCGCCGACTTTAGTTACGCCAGCACTTGGCACGCCGTCATCGGCTACGCTAACAAACGCGACAGGTCTACCGCTTACGACAGGCGTGACAGGAACCTTACCAGTCGCTAACGGCGGCACCGGAGTCACAACCTCCACAGGCACAACCAACGTAGTGCTGTCAGGCTCGCCCACAATCACCACCCCAGTGATTGCCCAAATCAATGATGCAAACGGCAATGAGACGTTAAAGTTGGCCTCGATTGCGTCAGCGGTGAACG